ATTAAATACATTGGCATCTTTAGCAACAGTTATTTTGGTATTGCTGTTAATATACTTCATATTCTTACTACTTATTGTTTAAACGCTTTGTTTTGGCTTCGCCAGAGGCTCGTGGTGAGCTTTAAATAGATTGGTTAAGGGGTAGCCCTACCTACTTTTCAAGCTCAAAGTGATTAATAGTTTTAATGTCCTTAAATAATACTTTGGTTACTTTGTCTTTTCTTTTGTATCTTGTATGAACAAGATAAACTCCCTTACCTTTTTTATAATTGTTTTCTTTTAATTTTGACAAAGTTAAATTTAACAATTCAACTCTATTTACAACCATCCAAGTATCTTCTCTTTCAAAAACAATGTAATCAGAGTTACCTCTTATCCAACCATTTTGTCCATTTACATTCTTACCTTCTACCCAAACTGATTCCATAATACCAACACTTGGGTCAGAGCTGTGGTCTAACCTTTTAGTAGTTTTAACATCAAACTTACTAACACTTCCTATTTCTTTTAAAACTCCCATTACATCCCAATGCTCATAAATATCTTGATTTTTGTTTGAATAAACAATATTTGTTATATGTTTTTCTGCAAATCTTTTTTCAGCAGATTTACCATAATCAAAACAATATTTAATTTTGTCTTTAAGCATATATTTTTCTACCAGCGATAGTTAAAAGATTGTCTATAGCTAACTCTAAATCTCTTTCGTAATACATAGGCTTGTTGCCACCTAAAAATCTATAGTTAATAGCTTGTTTTTGCTTTATAGGTAAGTCGTCTATAATAGAGTCCACAATCTTAACATTGTCCATATCAGATTTAGATACCATATCCTCAAACACTTCTGCTGTAGACTCTCCTCCTGTTGAAAAATAAGATGTTTTGTTAGGGTAACCTAACCTATGGCTATCTTGTTTCATCCACCTTGCCCAATCTTCTAATATGTTCATGAGCCGAGCTATCCTCATTTCTTGCTTAAACCACCCAGTATTGTTCCCCAGTTACTTGCTTTTCTTGTTTGCTGTGGGGTCATAGCTTTTGGCATTACAAATCCATAATCCTTACTTAACCTATCTAATGCTCCTGCATGAACTCCTGCATAATCTGCTATTCTTTTTCTACTAGCATCAGGATTCTTTGCTATAAAATCTTTTGCTCTTTTACCAAACTCATCATACTTTTCTTTTGTGTATTTCATTATGATATATCCACCTCTCTACATACCCATTTGTTATTCTTCTTATGCCACCCTTGAACAAGTAGCACCCAATTAGCATTTCTTAAATGATGGATAGCATCACTATCCTCCATTTTCTTTACCCTTGCACTAATGTTACTGTAGCTAGTGACTTGGATTCCTACTGTGTTGCCCTTACTGTCTATTGCTAGTAAGTCTATAATGCCAAACAAATCTTGTCTTATCTTGGCAAAAGCGTTCCATCTTTCTACAATAGCAACTAAAGGATAGTCTCCACTATCTCGTAGCTTCTTCAGAGTCCTTTGTGTCGGGCTTATCGCCATCCTCATCCTCCTCTCTAACTACATTGCCTTTAAATATTCTATTCCACGCTTCTTCTAATTCTTCTTCACTTATATCTTGCTTTCTTCTACCACTACCCTTACCCATCACAATCCCTCCTTACTTTACATACTTTATGTTTATCATAATATCTTACGCTGTTGTTTTTCATGTCTATGTTTTTAATTTGCGTTCCTTCTGGCAAATAAATATATTCTTTTTGCAAACACTTGTATTCCATTTCAACTTTGTTTGGGTCTGGATAATGTAAGTCTACATATAAGACAGCTTCTTGACAGCTATTAAACGACCCTACATATTGCCAATCTGTTAAAGGTTCTGGTGCTAAATTAATTACCATTACAAATGCAAACTCAATCATGATTTACTCCTTAAAGTTTCCTTTAGTTATAATCCTTCCTGTTAGTTCGTGTGCAATATTAAAATCTTTCTTATTATAATTCATTATAAATTTGTAACCATCATATATAAATTGATGTTCTTTCCATGCTTCTTTATTCTTTTTCAGTGCTTCCTTACCCTTTGCCATCTTTCTCACTCCAATATACATTTAGTATTGTTTCACACTTTGGGCAACTATACTGACTCCACATTAAGTATTGACTATCATCTTCGTCATCATTATCCCAATCATTTCCCCATATCATTTCTACATCTTTACATTTAGGACAACTGATATTCATTTCTTCTCCTTACAAAAACCTTTAGAATTAAACTCTCCTATTTCTGCGTTTAAACAACACCACCATTTCCCATCAGAATATATTTTTGCTTTCTTTTTACATGAATGGCAAACAGGATTACTTGGTATTTTTATCGTTTTTGCAGATTCCATGATTTTCCTTTATGTCATACCAATTAAAATAGCAATACCATTTCTTATCACTATCCATAAACATAGCATCACGACCACATTTATGACAAACAAATTTCTCTCCGTAAACTTCTTTAGTCCTCGTCATGTAACTCGTCATCAATCCATTCATCTTGTTTAGCTTTAACTTCTAATAGCTTTAATTCTGTTTGATGAACTTTAATCATTTGTTCAAGATACCATATTGCTTTCTTACAGTCATCTATCTTATCAGTCAGCTTCTCTGATTTTAAACCTTCTCTACTAATATACTTTAGTGCATTGCCTTTAATGTAGCCATAAAATTCTTCCTTGCTCATCTTGGCTTCCATATACTCTATTGTTTCTATCCCACCTTTTTTGTAATGGTCAGGATTTATTGTGTCACTCATTTTTACTCCTTATAATCATTAGTATAAACTCATACATTGTTCACTCTGTTTAAACTTACTTTGCAATTAAAATAAAGCCTTGATTAACCAACAAGGAACTTAATTATGTGGACAAAACCATCAGCTACTGAAATGAGATTTGGCTTTGAAGTTACAATGTATGTAATGAACAAGTAAAAAAAAGGGGGCGGTTAGCCCCCAATCCCCCCTAGTTAAAACGGCACATCTTCTGATACTTGGTCAAAACCTTCTTTAGCTTGTGGAGCAGTTGTATTACTACCCCCCTCATCTTTAAAAAACACTTTGGTGTTACCTAGTATAGCTCCTCTTGTTCCAGCTTCTCTTTCTTCTTGAGTCACTGATTGAGTTACCATACCATTGTTATCATATTGGTCTTTCTCATCTAAATTAACAAATGCGGTTAAGTTGAGATAAGTGCCTTTCTTACCATCAATAAGTTTAGACTTATCAATCTTTGTTACATCAATACTTGCTGAAATACCTACTGTTGCCATTAGTTATTCTCCTTAATAAATTTAACTGAATCCATAACCTCTACTACAAAATCATGAATATCTCTTTCTAGACGACCTATTAAATCATCATCTCTTTCTACTCTTTTGATAAAGAGTTTATAGTCACCAAAATCAGGATGATAGCAAACAAAATCACACCACTTCCTACCTGTGCAACTCATTTGCCATTGCATTTGATGAATATATCTTTTGGGAATTACTGCGTTTTGCAATATCTCCGTATGCGTTGTAGCTTGAGGACACTTGATTTCTATAAGCCCCTCATCTCCTACCATGCCATCAGGACTAGCCCCTGACATCATAACTTTTGGGTGGTCTATAAAACCTACTTCTTTAACATCTACATTTTTAAGAAGCCCTAGCTTTGCTATGTAAGCGTTTCTAGCTTCATCTTCATACTCAACCCCATGTCTCATAGCCTCATTCATAAATATCTTTACAGGCTTTCCTGTTAGTTGCTCGGTAATGAGTTGCGTTCTGTATTTTCGTTTATACATACTTTCGCCATTCTTAACCTTAACAATGACATTATCTACATTACTAGCGGTGACTTTACCTACCCTAGCTTGAAACCACTCATCACTCCGTTGTTCCATTATTTACTTTCCTTTATTTTATTAATGAAAGGAATACATAGTTCCATATCCGAATCAGACAATGTATTGAAATAGTTTCTTGCCTTGTCTATACCTTGCTCTTTGTATATGTTCTCTATGCGTTCTAGAACATCTCCTTCTGGCAAATCTTCTCCTTGATAGATATACAAACCAATGCCATGTAATGATATAGCTTTTGCTAAACATCTTTGCATAGCTGTGTTGAGTTGCATAGCATTAGGATTCTTAATAGCTTGGTTCTTAAAATCTATAACAGGTAATTGTGCAGTGACATTCTTACCAAACGCTTGGACTGTGCAGAACACCATCATACTGCCATCAGGTAATGTCATAGGGTCTGCATAACCCCATGTTGCTGATTCATCATGTTGCAATAATGTATCTACTGCCCATGCCCATGATAGATAAGTAAACTTACCTTTCTTTTCTGTGTATTTACTAACATCTATCTTTCTTAACTCTGCGTATTTACTCATGACTTACCCCCAAATATTTCATTTATGATTTGTTGTTTGTAGGCAAGTTGAGACATCTGTTCCATCTCTTGATAGTCTTTAGCCATTTCTTGTTGTAGTTGGTCTTGTGATTCTTCTTGCTGAACTGCAAGTGATAATTCTGTTGATTTACTCATTGTATTTCTCCTTTCTTGTTAAAAGTTAATATACTTTACTACTGTTAATTTTGTTTGTCAAACTGTTTATTTAATTTATCAAAACCTTTTGATTTATAAACCTTTCCATCTTTACTTGTTGCTCTATATTCTGCACTTTTAAAAGTGCGTTTAAACTTCTTAATAAACTCATTGGCAGTTAGCATGGTCTCTCCGAAAATCTCTGTTTAAACTTATTAAACCAAAAAGAAAATGTCCCCTCAAACGGATGATTTCTTTGCTTCTGAACCATTAAGTATGAAGTGCAAGGGTTATCTCCCTCCTCTAATTCTCCTAACATCTTTGCCTGTTCTATATCTTTTCTTCTATGCAAACAGATAATATTGTCTGTCAGATTTCTAATGTGGCTACTACCTAAAATGTGTGAAGCGTCAGGTATCACTGTTTCATCTGCTAGTTTTTTAGTATGAGCAACCAAAAACACATGAATGTTAAGGTCTCTTGCAAGGCAACTAATTTTGTTAATAAACTTTTTCTGACTTGCGTAATCATCTTCAGCAATACTATCTACTTTCATCAAACTGTCTATAACAAAAACATCACAGTCATGAACATTTTTTCCAAAGTGTAGACTTGCTACTAAATCATCTTCAGATGTTGTCCCTTGTGCATTAAATAACCACAACTTATTTTTGTATTTTTCACAAAACTCCTCAATATGTTGGTCATAAGCTTCTCTGATTCCTGTCTGTTGAATCATTTTTGCTATCTGAATTACAGGTCTCATCTCCATACTAGCTACTAAAACATTTGTATAGGTCATTAAGTTAAGTAATACTTGTGATAAAAAGGTAGTTTTTCCTGACCCTGAACTGCCTGTCAAGATTGTTACCTCTCCTCGCCTTACAAGAAAATTACTATCCTCGTCAGTTTTTTGAAAGCCTAAAGAAAACCCAGAGTTTTTTTCATTACGATAATAATTTTTTACATCATCTACTAAATTATCTGTCGTTTTTACTTTAAAATCTGTTTCTTCTTCATAGAAACCACCCTCTTGCAAAGTTTTTCTGTTGATAGTCAACTGCTCTACAATGCTACCGACATCAGTTTTCATAAAGCACCTCTGATTTGTGTTGGTGATTTAGGATTATCATTCCACCTTTCTTGATTAATAATAACTTCGGGGCTAGGATTAAAACCCTCTAACCACTCTCTCGTTTTTTTCATAGTAGCAGTCCAAGAAATAATTTTTTTTGAAATGTCATCAAGTTTTTTTGATTTCCATTTTTCTAAACAACCTTTCTTATTTACTTTTCTTTTGTCAGGTAACGACTCCCACCATTTTTCAAAATGTTCCGCAGTGCCTTTAACAACTTCTGATTTTAAAACTGTAAGCATTGATTCTTTTTTTAAGTCTTGCTCTGTTACTTCATAGAACCAATTTTTTGCGTTTAAACTAGCGTATATTTTTTCTAGTTTTTTCTCATCTTGTCTTAAACGAAAGGCACAAGATTTCATGTCAGGCAATACTCCATTGAATTGCGAAGCTAAATCCCACGCTTCTCTTAAAAACAGTTTTTCTGTCTCCGACAATTCCATGTAGGTATGGTCATTGAGAATATCTCCGCCATACATTTTATACCACGACATTTTATTTTTATGTTTGTAGTGTTGGAACTTGTCCCAATTTTTTATTTTAAACATTATTTTTCCTTTTTATGTTTAAACAGATTTAGTTAAATACTCCTGAATTTCATACTGTCTTAATTTTGGTATCTGTTGATTAATAAACCATTTTGAAACCGCTTGTCTACTGATTTGTAATTTGTCTGCAATGTCAGATTGATTCCTAAAATTTTCTAGCAGATATTCAAATGTAATTTTTTCCATTTATAACTCCTTGTTAATTAATTGAGATGTCATCTTATGATGAACAAAAAAGATTGTCAAGTAAAGTCTGAAATATAAACATCAGCAGACCCTATATATATTCTTTTCTAATCTTATCTTATCTGTTATAGAGGTTGTCTAGAACTTGTCTAGAGGTTGTCTAGAGCTTGTCTATAATTTATTAAAAAAAAGGTTGACATTTATTTACATAGTATGTCATTATGTATTTACATTAATAAAAGGAGAGCAAAATGAATTGTGATAAAGATTATGAATACGAAGTGATTGGTTACTTGTTAGCAAAAGTTGACCAAGAAACAGGTGAAGAAGTATTAAACAGACATGGTGATGTAAAGTTGTTTAAACACCTAGACGATACGATTGATGTTCTAGGATTTTCAGAAGAATCAGTAGAGGAGATAGTGCAATGAATACCGAAGAAATATGGACAGAAAAAGTAGCAAAGTATTTAGTAGGTAAAAAAATTGTAGCAGTTAAATATATGCCATTAGATGAAGTAACTGAATGGGGTTGGTATAAAAGACCTTGTGAAATTCATTTAGATGATGGCACTGTTATTACACCAAGTGCAGATGATGAGGGAAATGATGGTGGTTCTTTAGCTACCAACATAAGAAACTTACTTGTGATACCAACATTATAGGAGAATGAAAATGAAGTTTGATACTGATTTACTAGATGAGTATTGCCGAAATACATTCGGTCATAGCAATTGGGAGTTTATTGAAACCAAGCCTGACCATGTAATTGTGAAGTTTAACAAAGAACCTTTAGAGGAGAATGAGAATGAATATTAACCAAGAAAAGTTATTCAACATAGTAGGTAAAAAACTTAACAGTAAATTTACCAAGAAAGAATTAATACAGAAACATTTAGAATCACTTTGGTATAACTCAAGACCACAGTTATTTTATGATGTAACAAGAGAAGAATATAACTTAATAGTAAAGGAGAATTAAGATGAAAATAATAGCATGGGAATTAGTAGGTTATGACGAAGATAACAATAAAGTAGAAATAGATATTGATAACAATGGAGTAGCACAAGTTATTGATGATTATATAACTGAAAAGGAGAATGAAGATGAGTAATTATGACTACGATATAGATGTCAATATACCAACAACAGTAAGATTGGATAATGGCAATGTTTTAGATTTAAAATTAAATAGCAGTATTTTAAGTGACTCAACATTAGATAAAGTTTTTCAAGACATTGATGATTTTTTAGAAAATGAATTTCAAGGGGGGGTTAACTAATGCGAACGATTAACG